TTAAAACTCATAGTCTGGGGCCTCGTCTTCGTCCACGCCATTGTACTTTGCCATGGCTTTCAGCACATTTGCGTACATTTCTTTGGTGTCCTTTGCGTTTTCTAGTGTCTCGGTCTTTGCCCGGAGCAGTTTGTTTTCTTCTTCCAGTTTTTTCTTTTCAAGGTCCGCTTTCATAGTAGCCAGCTTCAGGAAGTGCGTTGTTTCTGCACTTGAAGCCGTCCCTTCTCGTAGCCTTCTTTCCACCAGTTGCATGGTCAGGTTTATCATGTACTGTTCCTGTGCTTCCGGACTTGTTGCAGGCCGGGCCGAAGCCACAGCCGCTTCTCCCGGTGTGTTCTTCTTCGGTCGCATTCAAAAGGCCCTCTTTCTTTTGTTGTCTAAAATTCAGTTTTTGCAAAGGCTTATGGGTGCTGTGGCAGTGCTTTTCATTTGAAGGGAGAAAGCAAACATTCCGTATAAAGGAGAACAATACAGAATGCCCCGATGCCGATGGAGGTCAAACGTCATGAACTCAGAAAGCTCTTAGGAGGCGCGCACCCCATAAGCCCTTGCAAAAACTGCCGAAACCTCAGTCTACACCCCAAGGCCTCGGCAGCATGTTTAAAGCCCAAGTATCAATTTTCCCTCCGGGGAAATATCAAAGACCGGCGCGATTTGAGAGGGGGGTGTCGATTTTGAGACCCCTCCCTATGGCCTTAAGCACTTTGTGCATAGCCGGTATCGTCCTTGATCTCGATTTTGAGCTTCTTGTAGATGTTAATTGGATCGTTTGCCACGATTTTATTGATTGCTTTCTCAATTTCGTAGGCATTTTCATTGTCTGTGAACTGAGAAGAGGTCTGTGCCAGCCGCATAAGCAGGCCAGACGAGTTATAGCCATGATCCATGTCATACTGATACCACTGCTCGAACTGCTCATACGGATTGTAGGGATTATCGAACGTGGTCAGAAAGCATCGAACCATAATTCAAAGCCTCTCTTTCCTGTTATCACTTTCCAAGTGCATCATAAACGGTAGATTCAGGAACGCCACACGCCTGTGCAATCTCTTTATAAGTGTAACCGCTTCGCAACATCGCTCTTGCTTTGGTCAACTTAGCCGAAGACAACGAAGCCGTGGTTTTGGGCATTGCGCGTTTCACGATTTCATCCGAATCAGAAGAATTCAGGAACTTTGACAGCATGTTGTCGGAAATTGCGCCAGCCTGAATAGCTTCCCATTCTCTGTCGCTAAACCTGACTTTGGACTTTTGCCCACTTGCGCCGACCTTATCGCGAGCGCGCTGCATTTCAACAGAAGAAATCTTCTTGATTTCTTTCTTGTCCTCAGTGTTTTGCGGGTCTAAGCCCAGTTCCTGAATTTTGGCCTTGATGTTGGCATTGGCAATCAGCATTGCCTTGCGCTCCTTAGGTTTATTGGCCAGCATTGTGGTGTACTTGTCTTTCAGTGACATAACTTCCGCAGCATATGTCTTGGCTGCCTCAGGATCACGCTGGATGCCCTTCATGTTGACCGCCTCTTTGCGGGCCTGTGCTGCCATAGCTTTGAGCTTATTAGAGAAGTCTGCGTACAAGTTCTCCTGAATAGTGCCAGAAGAGAGGGTTCTTGCGTCCTTTGTCTCGGAAATCAGACTTACGGTATCCTCGGCAATACGCTCTTTCTTAGTCTTCGGATCGATGAAGGCACGCCCACTCTCCTTATAAATGAGTTCACCAGTTTCTTTATCCACGCGCACGCTACCACGACGCTCAGGCACACGGATGGTCTGCTTGCGCCGAGACAGGAGCGTTGATGCGCCACCATAATGCGTAGTACCGTCCTCATCCACACGGATTTGCCACTTTTCTTTCAGTTCCTGGATACCGTTCTCCCTCTCAGAGCGTTTGTAATCCAGCTTGTGCTTCTCTGCATCGATAACAACCATCGAATGCTTGACAGCACGAGCCAGTTCCTCTTCAGACGCACCACGAAGAGTCATGTCCGTGATGAGGTTCGAGATAACGCCCATTTCACGCTGCTTCTCTTCTTTTTTCATGAGACGCACGTTGTTGGGATTGCCTTCAGGAACTGCATATGCAGTCTTGGGGTCAAAACCTTTCAACTGTTCCAACGGACGAGTAGATTTAATGGGAACCTTATCGCTGACAGGAATCGCCATAACGGTATCACCATCGAAATCTGCACCGGACAAACGCTCTGCCACTTTAGCATTGATGCCAATAGCATCCTGAATCTGTCCAAGATTGCGCTTGCCACTGACATTTTTGTTGTTGACTGTAACAATCGGAATCTCAAAGGTACCGGCATGAGGATAGCGAATCAGTGCAAGCTGTGTGCCATTCTCATAGGTCGGACAGTAAGCTTCTGTTTCCTTGATTCGGTTGATAGGCAGTATGACTTTCGTCGATTGTCCCGGAAATGCCGATGCTTTCAGCGTCATTGACGTACCTTCACAGGTATCGGCAAAGTCGTTCAGCAGCTTCTTTTTAACAGTAGGATTATCGTAGTGCATGATTTCATCATACTGCGCCTGATAATCCGCAATTGTAAGCTTCAGCTGGTTTTCAATAAGCTTTTTCGGCTGTTTGGATAGGAACTGCGAAGATACATTTCGGGACATTGTATCCCAATCGCCTTCCTCTTTCAGTTTGTTAATAGGAGAAAGATGCTCCTTTCCATCAGAACCGATGTATGTACTCTGGCCATTGGCTTTGATGGCTGCACCAAACGGATTGTCCGGATCAGCTTTCGCTTCCTTCAGGACCTTCATTTTGGGCGTGCCGGAAGGTTTGTTGGTGTTGAACATGATGTCCACGCCATCGGGAAGATCATCCGAGTAGACAGCCATGCCTTTCAGATAGTGGTCACCATCGACAAGGATACGAACCTGCGCATAATGACTCTTGCCAAGGTCAAGATCTGGCACGCCACGGCGAATTTCCATGACACCATCTTTGTCCAGGCCACCTTCATCACCATACCGAATGGCAACACGGCTTGAATCCAGACTTGCAGGACGCTGAAGCTTCTTGAACGTATCACCGCCATCATCAGAATGATAATCGCCGAGCGAATCAATCTGATCCTGATGCTGATAAGCATACTTCTGGTCGAATTCAGGCTTAGCCAACACCGTAATGTTAGTCTGCTGACGGATGTTGGTCGGCTGACGGATACCTACGCCATAACGTTTGTAACCGTATTCCGCTTCCAACGTATACGCAGCGTCGTCAAGCTCTGATTGTGACACACCCATTACAAGATTGGCACCTTCGGAAATATCGATCATGCCTTTCTTGTCCACTTCTTTTTTCAACGTGTCAGCAATATTCTCTGCACGCTGCGCTTTTTTATCAGCAGTGCCTGCATATTTTGAGCGCACACTGGACTCGCTCATACCAAGCTTTTCACCGATGGCTTTCCAGCCGAGACCCTGTTCCTTTAAAGCAGCGATTTTCTCATACTCAGATGCCTTGCGCTCATGGACTGCTTTACGTCGAGCCACTCGAAATTCGGTAAGACCGAGCTGGTACTCCTTGGGAAGAGTGCTATTGATTTGATCTAAAATTTCATTTTCAGACATGCCATTCTTCTTGAGCGTTTCCACACGAGACAGAAAGTCACCAGAGTGCTGATAAGGATTATCGCCAGAACCCCAAGGATATCGGCCGGAATGGCGCTTTGTGCCGTAATGCTCCAAAATATCAGAGTCGGAACTCGTGCCGTAGTAGTTTTTAAGGTCTTTCTCAATTGGATTCATAACGCTGCTCCTTATCTCAGATCCGCAATGATTTTGTCAAATTCTTTAATCTTTTCGATGATGGGATCAATGATATCTGCCGTTGGTGTCTCGATGAGAACATCATCGTTTTGGTAAATGCGATTTTCGATAAGAATATCTTTCGGCTTGACATGATACTCCATGCAGAACAGCGCATCATAAATAAAGAGCTGCTCCATATGTGCTGGAACAGCTCCTGTTTTAAGATCATGAATACGAAGAAAATTATCTTTGTCGTTAAATGCAATGGCATCTGCAGTACCAAAACAGTTTTCGCTGTAAAACAAAACCTGCTCGGGGTCCATGCGGAAACCAATTGCATCGTTGACATATGCGTTGAGGGTTTTCTTGCTCTTCGGGAGCTTTTGCTTCAGGTTAATGCACTCTGCAGCAAAAGCATGAAGCCGAGTGCCTTTCTCCTTTGCTTGACAGCTCATGAAAGCATCCACCAGGCGTTGAGTATCATAGTTCAGCCAATGATACTTACTTGCACCCAGAAAGGCGTGCTGCCCCACGAGCCTGGAATGATCGTTCCATTGCATTGAGAACTTCCTCCTTGTTCTCAGGATAAATGAAAGCGGCAAAGCTCATCTCATTCATCTGACGGACATAATAATCCTGATTCGGACGATGAGGTGCATTTGCTGAGCGCTTGCCTTCGAGTGCTGCCCAGGTGGAACAATACAAAACCAAAAGATCGGGATGCCCCTGCACCTCGTTCGGGTCAAGATGGACCACTACACAGCCGGGAAAGCGTTCTTTCAGTTCTTTCGTCAATCCCTGTTTGAATTTGTTTTCGAGCATGATAAAAACCTCCAAAATAAAAGGAATAGTGCGTTCAAAACGCGTTCTATTCCCCCCATAAAAGGGCATGTTTTTATCGCGTCAGTTTTTGCTAATTTTTGCAAGATTTTATTATTTTCGGGCAAAAGAAAAGCCCCTGCGTTGTTAGCGCAGAGGCAGATCTTATTTACTGTATCAGTCGTACCACTCAGGTTCTGGTTCAAGGTCATCGTCTGGATAGCTTGCTTCCTCTGTCGGAGATGACAAAAGGTCTATGTCGTTATCATCGATATGATCTCCGCATTTAGGGCACAGCCATTCATCATCATGATGTATCATCTGGCAATGGCAGTTCCAACACCAATGTTCGCCTGTTGATTCATCATAGCCGGGAGTATGGAGAACACGGTAGTCAAACGATCCGTCTGGATGCTTCACCCATAGCACTGGTAGCCCAAGTTCCAATGTAGTGTAGATCCAAACTTCATCGCCATTCGGAAGAACATCTCGTCCTTCAAAAGAGTAATCGTGCTCACGCCAATTTTTTGCAAGCGCATCCATATAGTTCATATTTTTCACCTCGCACTTCATTAAAGGGCAGTACGTCTATTTAATGCAGTTCTATATTACACTGTCAGGGGATATAGTTCAAGGTTAAAATATTGTAACATTTTCCGGCTTGATAAGACGTTAAACTTTCGCCGTGGCCAAAAACCCGTTTTTCATCCTTAATTACTATATATAAAATTTTAAAATTTTTATTAAGTTAAAGAAAAAAGTGGGTTTTTGGCCAAATGGCAATTTTATTACATATTATCGTAATATTTTGTGGCCATTTTTGCAAAAATTTTTGGCCACGAAGTGGGTTTTTGGCCAAAAAGCTGCCGAGAATCAGTCAAAATTGTTCATCACCTTCCTTGCCGCGGCATAAATGAACCGTTTCACAGACCACCGATCAACCTGATATTCGGCCCGAAGCCGCTCAAGTTCAGGGTTCGGATACTCTCCACACCGAAACTCAGTCACGTCCAGTGCCCTGCGAAGCCGTGCATCCGCTGAACTTGCACTGCAGTGAAAACGATCGCTAAGTACATTTTCAATGTCTGTCAGTGTGACAAAACGATTATTCCGCATTTCATGAATAGCGAAATCAATCGCTTCTCCCATGAGATCTCCACCGAATGTCGCCATCGGCACCCGCATTCTCACGAGAAAGTCATGTGTTTTCTGCTGCATTTTGCATCTCCCATCTTATCTACAAATTTGTATGTAGTCATCACGACCTTACCTCCACATCCGGCAGAATATCCGTGTGGAAATAGATCTTATAGTGGTATGGATCGGTATGAGTGCCGGTGATATCCTCAACAACATACATGGTGTACCCGTTCAGGTAAATATAATTCTTCTTATACTCGTTCGGACCGGTCTTCACTGTGCACACAAGTTCGTTGTTGTCATTGTTTGAAATGGACATAGCTCCTTCCATTTCAAGGATAACATTGTCCGTACGTGCATTATAGACCGTGATCCGGCGCTCAGCTTCAAAGTAGTTGGCCTGCTTGGAAATATTCCGATTCACCTTATCCGCTTCGGAGCAGCTGCACAGAACCATACAGCCAACGAGCATCATCATACATGCAACAACACAAATAATACGATTTTTCATAGTTAATCACCTCAACCAAATACCATGTAAATCAAAAGCAAAAACCATCCTGTATATCTGATGGTTCTCTGTTTTTCTTTGCCGATGTTCTCAGCAAAAGACATTCCAATTGCGATAACTTGTAAAATAACGCTTGCGAGCAGCACAATTCGCATCACTTCACCATAGAACCCTTTCCAGTCTGGTCATCCTCAGGCCAGTACGTGTAAATATCATCGAACACTACCGGGATCTTGCTCTGCAGTTCCTTCAGCAGAGGGCACATCAGTTCTCTCATCTGAGGATGGGCCGCCACAGGAGTACGCAGCTTGAAGATATTGCGCCACTCACGGTAGTTGGCCGTGACCACAATCTCAGTCTTCAAGCACAGCGGCAGCACGCAGCGAGCCTGTTCGGGACGATAGCCGTTCATAAGCATCAAAAAATAAGTTTTTTCTGCCAATTCGCAGGATTCTACCCATTTACGATAGAACAGGCGATTCTGCTCTTTATCGATATAAAACGGCTCCACAACGGTAATGCTGCCCTCAAACTTCTCCTTTGAGTAGTTACAGTACCGGGTGCTCTCCTGCGCAAAGCTCGCAATGCGGTGCCGCACCAGCTCATTGGCCACGCCACGATCGCACGTGAACAGCACGCTCAGCTGAGAATGCTCAAGCATGGCCTCATGCCCTTGCTTCACCAGAAAGCCCACCAGCTTCTTTGCCGACTCACCGTCCGGCGTGATCTTGTCTTCGCTCTTATAGCAGACCCGCGCCACCCGCTCGATCTGCTGGAGTTCTTTGATGCCACCCTCAGAAATATCAGTGAGGATTTCGTACTTAGGTTCAATGATTTTCATATGTTAGCAATCCTTTCTCTTTCGGGATCTCGCAAAATAGAATCCCAGTCTCTAATAAGTTTCCGTAAGCCATGATCATTTGCTATTGGGCTCATCGTTTCTTCATCATATTGCACTATGACACTGCCTGCTTTATCGCATCCAAATCCGCAATTCCGGCACCGAATCTTATACTTGATTTCCAGGCTTGTCCCAGTGGTCGCTGTTCCGTATACAGTTGGCCTCACTTTTGAATAGCACACCGGACAACATCTCATAAAAGATCCTCCCGCTTCAACTTACACTCCCAGTTCCCGCAGATGTCGCCACAGGCATATTTCTTGGCAAATTTCATACCCTTTTCAATGGCCTCCTGCTTGTCGGTTGCCCTGACTTCAAAGCTCTGATGCCCACCGCCATTGTCTGTGCAGGAAAAAATAAAGGTGTGTTTTTTCATATCATCCACCTCACAGCAGAATCCGGAATAAAATGAACCACAGGCATTTCAGGGTGAACGCAATGATTATCAGCCACGCGCAGGCCGCGATAGTAACCGCCAGAACGCCGCCAATAAACTTGCCGATTTTTTCATACATGCTCATTGCTCCTCCTTCTGGTACCCGATGAAGTCCCCAACGCCGATGTCACCGTTCGGACATGTATGTGCCCTATACAGCCTCGGTGCTAAAGGCATCTCTTTGTGATCCCACTCGAGTTCGCCATTGACCCTGTTCAGGAAATTATTCAGCTCAATATACATGACAGTCTCGGTATGTACCGTCACCGGGCAGAACTCATTCCCACATTTGCGGCAACGATAAATCTGATGATAGTACGTCACAGTATAACACCTCCAGTCAATCTCTCGACCTTGCTCTCCGCAGAGCACAGCTCGAAAATAGCCGCCGGCATATACTCCTGCTCACAGAAGTTGAAGTGATTCTCCGCGATTTCCAGCTCCCGCAGAGGGTTGAGGAACTTACGCTGGCGAGCATCCTTAAAAATATCCATCAACCAGTCATACGGAGAGCTGAGCGTCAGGAAGTTGATAGCGAACGCGATAATTTTCTGAAGCATATTTCTTATTCCTTTTATAAAAAATAAGAGCCGCAGATTTCTCCACGGCTCTGTCCAGAATATCTTTTTGACGAAATCAACGATTTTGCGCAACATAATTTTTACGAAGTCCTCCTTTTTTGCATCCAAATTCTTTTCGGCGACGGTTAATCCATTCAGAAACTTTATGAGAAAGTGGCGCGCCCTTTTTCACAATCAGAATTGCCTGCACATATTCTTTATGAGCTGGCACATACATCCAACACTGAGTATTGTCATTATGGTCAACTGCATCACCAATCCACAAACGTGCAGGCCAAACATGGTTTGAGTGATAGAATATGCTTCCCTCCAAATAATTGAACCAGAAATACTTATGGACGACCTTTCGATCAATAAGTTTTCGTGTCTTCTTAGACATATTTCTCATTTAATTTTCACCTTTGCTCCCTCAAACTTCAGAGGCTTCACCGTACCCTCCCGCGCACACTCCGTCAGGCACTCATTGCAGGGCTCGTCCGTCTCCAGCACCTTGAAGTTTTTGCACTTCGGGCAGTAGGTTGCATAGTCCACTTCGCGCATCCAGTCATTCATCAGTTTTTACCTCCCGAACGATTGTTACATTCCCACAATGAGGGCAAGTCGTCATCACTCCGTCTGGAATATTGGTATACTGTGATCTTTTGCGGACCCACCATTTGGTCGGCGCTTCAAAATGGCTACCACAGGAACTGCAGACAACTGTGATAAGTGGTTCATCGTTCGAGCTTTTCATCTTTACTGCAAACCTATCATCCAACTCCGGATGGGTCTCCCGCTGGTTCAGAGCCCACAGCAAGTTCCAGCAGGCAGCGCGCAGGTGATCCTCATCGTCCATGCCGACCATGTACTTTGCCAGATGCCGAGAAGCACTGTCCAGCAACGAATGCAGAGGGATACCCTTATCCACGTTGTGCTCGCCATACTTCAGTGCGCCCTCCTCGCAGTGCTTGCTGACCTCCATGATGCCATACCAGGGCAGAAGGTCCATCCGCCCCTTCCCTGCATGCATGTCGCGTTTGGCACCAGTTTCAAATTCGGTGCGGTCTCCAGAATCCTTAATCATTTATGTTTCCTCCATGTATACTCAATAGCATAAAGTTGAGAGCAATCCCTCAGTCTTTGAACAATTTGCTTATTGATTTCAATGTGAGCTCTTGGATTAAAAAGTTGCTCCGGACAATGAATCAAACAGTATCTTGCATTAACAGGGATCAGTGGCTCCTCTGGTAGAATTAGAAAACTCCCAATAAAAACACCATCAGGCCTTCTGACCAGATATTTCCAAACAGCAGATAACGGACTACTCTGATATGGATAAAATGTCACGATGGAATCGTTGAAAGTCTTCGTGCAATGACAATTAGCATTGAGAACTTTGACAAGCTTCTTTCTATTTTTCTTTGAAATATTTCCCATTAGCAGAACCTCCTGATTCTTCCCTGCATAACCTTGTTGGGAATATCCAGCCACCGGATTTTGCACTTGTCTTTGTAGTCAGGACGCAGCTTCTGTAGAATCATCTTCAATGGCTGCCCCTTGATTTCTTCAAACAAGTCCATAAAATAAGCCGTCACTTTCTCGCAGCATTCCGCGATCGCGTTTAAGGCATCTGCAAGTTGCTCACAGGTCGTAGCAGTATGCCTCAAAGAATCATAAATATCATGCTCCATAAAATTTCCTTTCGTTAAACGCTTTCTTTGAGTTCAGCGCCCTTGAAATAGCGAGGTCTATTCCTGCTCGGGACTTTAAGTGGTAATACCAGAGATCCTTATACGGCGTATTCAGTCTGTCGATTCGCCCCGCGGCCTGCTCCATAATCTTATAGGAGTAGTTCTGGCTGTAGAATATAATGGTGTCCGTCTTGATGCAGTTCCAGCCCTCTGCCCCGGCGTTGTACTGCACGAGATAAACCCACCTGTCGCCGTCAGGAATTGGCTGGTGTTTATGACCATTCCACTGAGCAACCTCAACCCCTGTGCCGTAGTTCAACCCGAGTAGAATATCCAGCTCGTAGTCGAAATTGTAGAATATAATCACTCTTGGCCTCGTCATGCAAATATCAAGGACTTCCTGCTGCCGACTCCAATCCGAGTTGACCAGTTTACGCAACGAATAGCAAAACTCGCTGGCCGTTTCGATGGGCTTGTCCTCCCACGGATTCCAGCGATTCTTGCAGAGTTGCAAATACTTCGGCTTGTCATAGCTCACAAAAATATTCTCATGGTGGGACACTGTGGACCGCTCGAAGTCCATGTCAACCAGAATCAGTTCCCTCAGCCGTATCAGTCGCTGTGTGTTCAAATATCTGTCGATTTTCGGATACTTAGAGAAACGACTGTATACAACATGCTGATTATTGAACTCCGTACGATTTCTGAAGAAACCATTTGCGATGAACACCGGAATATAATCGGTCCAGCAGTCCCCCGGCGTAGCGCTCAGAAGAATCCACTCATTTTCCTTTGTGATTTTCAGGAAAGACTTAACCCATTTACCGCTGCCAACTACTCTCTGTTCATCGAAAATAAAGAAGGCATTCTTTATACCAACGTACTTTTCGATATTATTCCACGAATCGACCGTCACAGCATGCTTGTAAATATCAAGCTCTGGATCGGTACTCATGTAGAAATGAGCCAACTCTTCGGCCCACTCTCCCGTATCCCGTTTCCGGGCAGTCGTGATGATATAAAGATCCGGTGGTTCTGTCATCCTTGCATATTCTTTTGTGTTTATTTGTCCACCATAGAGTCTGTAGTAGAACGCCAAACTCGTTCTCGATTTTCCGCTTCCTACGCCTCCGCATAAGATGCATCCGATTTTCATACGGTTAATCGCATCTAATTGATAGTCGTAGAGCGTTACACCTGCCATCAGGTCGCTCACCTCATTTCCAACGTCACATAAATGGCACTTTTATTGCAGTGATTCTCGTAGGCCAGAAGCGAGATCGTCGCCTCTTCCTCGTCTTCGCCCTCCCCTCTGACGGTATAAGCAAAGAGCTCTTTCCGGTTCTTCCTGAACACCTTCCAGAGTTCTTTTTTCTTAGTAAAGTCCGTGCTTTTTGCAGTAGGACGTATATTGCAAGCCTTATCTACTCTGCGAAGTCCGCCCATAAATATTACGCCTCCTCAAGATGGCAGAAGTCCGTGTAGTAAACCAGGTTGTAATTCAGCGGATGGTTGTTCCAGTCGTAGTTCTGCTCGTAATCAGCAACCTCATCACGCTCGTTGAGTTCGCGGCAAATATCATCGTTGTGCTCATAGAACCATTCCAGCGGAAGGTCGAACTTGTCGCACAGTTCCGGAATATCAAAGGCCCAGCAGCCGTAGTTGGTGTTCTGCATACCCTCCGAAACCATGTAATCGACGATCTCTTTTACTTTTTCTCTGCTCATAATCCTTACTCCTTCTATTGTTCAAATATCAGGCTCTTTGGCCCGGTTGCGAGTCATGCGGGAATCGAACCCACCGTACAGCCCATGCTAATGACTCAAATAAAAGAGCCCCAGATTTCTCCAGGGCTCTCATGTGCTTATTCTTCAGGTGTACAATAATCAACGTCGAGATGCACTTTACCTTCGCTATCCGTGTAGGTGACGAACTTTCTCGGCTGATGGAACATCTTCTCGTACTTCTCGACGAACTCCGGCAAAAGCTCACCGAAATCATCCTCCGTGAGGCCTACAATCAGGAATGTTCCAACGATAATATCAATGGGGATACCATAAGGGCCGTCGAGCGTCCGGTTGAGTTTCTCCATGCAATCATCATACAGCTTTCCTTCTTCGTTGCAAATCAATGCCACCTCATCGTCCCACGGGTAAACAGCCTGAATCGGGCCTTCCACCTCTTTCTGGAGCGATTCCAGAGAACAGTCAATGTCGATCACTTCAGGGTAATGCTTTGGGCGAACCCTCAGAACTTTCATACTGTCAACCTCCCAAATTGCACATCAAAAATATAAATCGAGCTGTTTCCTTAGAGCCGCCATTTGCGACGTGGGCGCTCACCGGCTGGAGCATTGGACCAAGGACCGACCCCGGCACTCGAAATATCATTGATTAGTAACCGAAGCAGCTATACTTACGAGCTTCTTTCGCCCGTGCTTCGACGACATCCCGAGCCACATAGTTCAGGTTGATGGTGTAACTGGGAATGCCGTAAGCCTTTGCGGCCTGGTTCTCGATTGCGCAACCATGGTACGCTTTCTCTTCATCATATACGCCGATGAAGTAATCGGCCTCCGACAGCATCTTGATGCTTTCGCCGAGATACCAAAGTGCCTGGTTCATGCCACTCGGAGGATCAGGAATATAGGTCTGGATAACATCCAGTTCTTCTCCAAAGACGGCCTCTGCAATGTTGTGCATCTGCATCATGGTCCCACGGATCTGGGCTTCGGTACGGTCTTTCATAGGGCAGCTGATAAACAGTTTCTTCATATGCTTCACCTCAGAACGGAATTTCGGTGGGGTCGCTCGGCTCTGCCATGTCTGCTTCAGGAGCCGCAAACCGGGCATAGCGCTCTGCATACGGGTCAGAGTCAGCATCCTGCTCTACGTACATGACATCGGCATACAGGCTGAACTCTCCCGGGTTGTTGCGCTTCTCTACGAGGTTGCACAGGCAGTTGACGTTCTTGACGCGGATGTAATCCAGCTGACCGACCATATCGATGTCACAGAGCAGCTTCTTGCCGGTGGTGGTCACCCAGTAGACGTGCGGAGGCCACTTGGACTCCATGTTGACATTGACCGGAACGAAATAGGTCGGAAGAAACGGCTCATCATAGGTCTTTTCCGGATTCGGACGGGTCTGCTTGACCGTTACGCCCATGTCCATCAGATGATGCGCCATGTCTTCGGTCAGAACCAGATTGACCCGGCGCTTGTTGGAGCCGAAGCGGTCGCGGCTGGGGTCGCCGCTGAAGTTGGTAGTAAAGATGAAGCGAGTATTCTCGATAGATACCTTCTGGCGTTTGTTAATCATAAATATCAGTCTCCTTTTTATCGTACATCAAAATTCTGTGCAGCTTCGTCCTGCACATCGTCCCACGGAATATCAGGCTTCTGCCAAGGCGGCAGCCCGGTATCATCGGAGGCAAAGCTATCAAAGTCTCCATACTCGGAAATGGCCTCGACAGCTTTCGTTGCCATCTTATCAAAATAAGACCGGTCAATAGTGTCCTCCAGATGCAGGTTATAGACCATCTCGCTTTCCAACCAGCGATAATCTTTCGCACCTGTCACAGAGTCATACTTGGTCTCACCGTTGTCTTTGACGCCTGCTTCTCTCACAAGCAGCGCGCCGCCGCATCCTGGTTTGATAGGGCAGAACTGGCCAACGCGCCCGACAAAAATATAATTGTGCTCTCCCTCGGCCAAGTCCTCATTTTTATCGAGGTAGATAGCGCCCTTCGATACCGATTTGGTCTCGCAGAGGTCGTTGAACACAATATCTTCGTGAGAGAAGAGCGTCTTAAACACATACGGAACCTGAAACTGAGTACCGGTGGCCGTCCACTCTCCGCCTTCCTTCTCGTTATCTCCCGGCACGTATCCATACCGAGCCTTGCAGTCAGCTGCGTCCATATACCTTGCAATATAGACAGCATTGTTCACGAGGCACATCTTCTCGTAGGTAGCCTCATGCTCAAACTGGTAGCCATACTTCTCTGCAAACTTCATGCAGAAGTCGATGATCTCCGGCGTAGCACCGGGGATCTTGATGGAGTCAGTCTTGATATGGGCAACCGTGAAACCACGCTGCTGTACCTCATCCTGCAAAGTGCGCATAAATAAAGCCCCTCGAAGCGCCACAATGTTGTTGGCGTTCTTGGGGTTGCGGAACGGATTGTCGAAGGTCGCACTGGTCAATCCATACACCGAGTTGATGGCGATCTTCAGTGCCTGCGCCAATGCTTTCGCCTGCGCAGGGTCGTCCAGATACTTGGCCAGCTTCCCGCCAAAGAGCTTCTTGGCTTTGTCGTACTCCTTATGTTTTACATAGATACGTACATCCATAAGGTCATTGAAGTTTTTGGTGTACTCACCAAAGTAGTTCATGGCGACCGCCGAGTGTGGGTGCAGCGATGCCACATCCAGCAGCGCGACATTCCAGTACATACCAGGTTCGGCATAGACATAGCCGCCCAAACCAAGGTCTGTTCCACGGAACATGTTGTGCATCCGGCCATCATCGCCTTTGACCCACTCGTAACCCGGGAAGGCATTGATGATGTTTTTGGACACCAAAATATCAGGCTCGACCTCGGTCAGCGAATCCTGTTCGCCGGTAGCAAGGTCAGTGTAGACAAGCTTTGGATGTTTCTCTTTGCCAAAGATAATGCGCGTGGTCAATGTGTTGGTCGTGTCGTTGACCGTCAGTCCGGCAATATCTGCCAGGATCTCCCGGGCTACAAAGTCTGCATGACGTGCGTTGAACACGGCTTCTGTTGCCAGAACGTCATTGTCGCAGTATTCCGCGACCTTGTCCCAAAGGCTTTTCGGCACGGGCTGGTCCCACGGTAATCCGAGCTCCTGATGATGGATGCCCAGTTCGATCTCGAACTTCTTCAGACTCTGCTTTTTGGCAGAGAAGTCGTAAATATCCGTGTAGGACAGATTATACGCCTCACCGAAGAAACCGGTATGTTCGTTGATGATGCGGTTCGACAGTGCATAGAGCTGTTCCGTCGTCCACCCCAGCATACAAGCCCAAAGCATATGATTGTCGTACTTGCGGTTATTGAAGCCGACGAGCCGGTACTTTGTCAGTGCTTCGACTTCGCTGGCGGTAGGATTCACCATGCGATGAACCGGCTTATCCTCGCCTGCCAGTTTCCAGTTGATGAGGAAAAGGTTCGGAAAAACCTCACAGTCAAAGAACGCGATAGGGGCCTCCAAAATATCAGTCTCGCTCTTTGCTTCCTCTTTGGACTTGAAATGCATCTTTGCCACCGTCTTGACGCAAATATCAGCCTGATTCGTGCTGCTTGCGGCAAAGAGCAGGATAGCATTGCGCATATCGTCCACGTCATAGACCACGTTGCCCTCGTATGCCTCCTCCATGACATGGGCAATAAAATCCACATTCGGCTTCGTGTAGGGGCTGATTTCCTTGGCAAGTGCCTTTTTGATCAGTATCCTAAGATGCCTTTCGTTCTGGACCTGCTTTGCATCGACCATTTTTTCTCCCTTCAACGGCAGACCACTGCTGATGGAAGCCACCGAAATATCATTGCATTTCGACAGCTTTCTCCGCAGTGAAGATTTCCCGGTAAATACTTTGACTTCGATGTTTTCGTCGTAAATGCGGCTGAGCTTTGTAACATCGCCTGTGTAAATATAATGCAGATGGATGCCCGCACCGGATTTGCTCAGCTCCGCATAAGTCCGGGGCCATTTGGATGCAGCTTTAAGATTTTTCTCAAAGCATTTCTTTCCATCCGGTCCCGGAATATCAAAGTCGATGACGATATGCTCCTGCGGAATCCGCACGTAATGAAGCCTCGCCGTATCAAGGTCGGACAGCGTCGTGCGGACATCTTCCCATTTATCGGTCGGGGTTCCGTTCTCATTGGCATATTGTGCAGGGCATCCCGCGCAAATATCATCCAGAAGCGAGTGTTGCTCTTTGAACTCGACCCATGATGAAGCAGGCGGCTCAGATATTCCCTCTTCCGCAGGTTTTGGGTCTGCAAACTCAGGGAACTTGTCCACCTTGAAACCACTGTAGTAGCTCCGAACGCGCTCCCCGTTCACATCGGCTTCCCTTTCCTTGTAATCAGAGAAGTAATTCATCAGCTCCTCACGGAATGCTCTGCGCGAATACGGATATTGGACATTCGTTTCGGCGTTGTAGTCCTTGTACATGGCCCACGCACGCTTCAGCGATACGCCGTCTTCCTTCTTAAAAATATAAAAGGAGTCCAGCATAAAGTTGTAGAAGTCGTTGGACGCTCCCAGCATCCGGGTCGGGATGTAATCGTCGTACTGGCGTGGGTTTGCCTCATAGACCTCCTTGCAGTGCCATGCGATGCCGCCAAGTTCAAAGTTCACCTTGTCCACAAGGTCAAGATACTTCTTAGCAGGCAGCTTGTTACCGGTTGGTGTCACGTCGATGAGTCTTCGGATAAGGCCCGATTTTGCATCGGTTATCTTGACTGCCTTGTTGGTACCAAGGAAAAGGAAGCAGTTGAATCTCGTGGGATATTGACTTTTGAACTTCTCATTGACCAGCATCGTCTCGTGGGAGACCAGCGAGTTCAACCGGGTGTTGTCCTCGATGCGGGAAAGGTCACCGTCGTGCTGGATAGAAACAAGTGGATTCGACTTAAACGCCTCCAGCGCGAATGCATTGGAGGATGAACCCAGCGCCCTCGAGTCGAACACGCCGCAGTAGCCCTCGAAAAGCTTCTGGACGATATTCAACACCGTAGATTTACCGCTTCCCGGGTCACCATACAGCACAATGAACTTTTGAACTTCCTTCGAGGCACCATTCACAACCGCACCGATAGCCCATTCCAGCTTTTCGCGTTCCTCCGGAGAATATAAAACGCCCATGAGTTCGTCATAGGCGTTTATACTTCCGGGTTCCAGCGGATACGGCAGACGCTTCGAGGCATAACTTTCCTTTTTGACCGGAGTGTTGGAAAATATCAATACCTCATCCAGCGGATGGAAGTTATCACGCATCTGCCTCTGACAGTATTTGTGCCAGTTGTCGATCATGCCGGACTCCGCATCCCACATATAAAGTACATGAAACCCGTTGTTATGGGTCTTCTGGTACTCATCTGCATAGGTACGAAGTTCCCGGTCGATGGTTCGGATGACGTCCTGCTCGTCCGTGCTCCAAAGCCCCCGCTCTTCCATCCAGATGGCATAGAAGTCCGAGCCCCGTATCATCAAATCGTTCGGCTTTCCGACGATGAATTTCGGATAAATCTCCGTTACGCCCCGCTTTCCCGGGCGGGTGTCGATTTTGAAGAAATCGCTCATGATGAATCGATTTCCTCCTTTCTGTGAGATTTATTCCGGCTTCTTCGTAATGCTGGCCTTGCCGTCGCAGCAAATATCGTTTTCAGGCACAGTCGGAGAGTCATTCTCTTCCTCGCCGTGCTGGTCATAGTTGTGGTGCATCATAGCAAGCTCTGCTTCCGTGTTGCGTGCTTTTGCCTCCGCTTTCTTAAGCTTCTCGTCGCTCTCGCCCAGCATCCTGCAAGCAGTAAAGCCCAGCCATGCAAGTCCCGCGATGAGAATGTTCCTTCTCAAGAGTTTGCCCTTCTGCTTCCGGATGGTCTTTTCGGCCAGCTCAAGAGCCGACTTGGTGGTCGCCAGTTCGTACATGACATTCATCATTTCCATTGTTCATTTTCCTCCAGTAATTCAGGTCGGTAAATATCAGCCGACCAATGTGTTCCATGTTTCGGCACGATGTGACTCGCATCAAAACTCTTTCATCATCAACAAATTGTTCAATAACCCCTTCCATCGTGATGCAGACCTTCGATACATAAATATCAGGCTTCATTTTCCGCCAGCCAGCCCATCAGCTGATACCAAATATCAATCCGGCGCATATCCTCTTTCGGATGCATCAGCGTGAAAAGTCCACCGGCACCGTTGGGCTGATATTCCCGGGCATTGAATCGGTCCAGCACACTCTGCGCCCTCTCCTCGTCGAAGCGGGTGTCATCCATGGCCACGAGCCCAAGGCTCACGACCATATTCCAGAACCACTGTCCTACCCGGTTTCCGGACGCAGCATCTTCCAGAATATGCTCCTCGATGCGGATGGACAGTGCCACCATCATCTCAAGCATGCTGCACGGAATACCGGCGAAAGCGTCCTGAACGTCCTGATACACGACATTTTGCGTCTGAGCAAACCGGTATCGCAGGTCGAGGCCGTCCTCTGCGCGAGCCCCATCCAGCTCACAAGACGGGGTAAAGTTCTGGTTGTATAAGAAAGTGAGCAGTCTGTGGAACGAAAGCCCCCTCGGCTCCCAGTCTCCACAGACCCGCTCATAAAGCCAGTCAAAATATCGACCGGCAAGGTCTGTGTATATCATTCGTCCTCCTCATCCGGGTGCAGGTCACAGAAACTCTGGTTCACCTGCAGGATCTCGTAATCCTTGTGATAGTTGTGGTTTCGGACATGGATGGTGTTCGGCATGAACTCGCCGAAGTGCTTTAAGGCCTCATCGCCGATGGCTCTGGAAATATCATCCTCATCCATCGGCTCGTCTTCGCCGTCGAATACCAGCTTGCCATCTGCGTAGAAGCTCAGAAAGCTGGTCTCATAATTCTCATCTGCGCCAAACTCATCCGGCTCGATGATCTCGATGGCCTGCTCCGGCTTCCGAATATCTTCCGGGTCGCTCTCGGTGCGGTAAGGTCCCATCGCCAGCTCAAAGCCCTTCTGGTTTGCCTTTTTCTCGACCTCTTCGTCGAGATTGGCTTCCCGCTTTTCCCAGTGTGCCTTCAAGTCCTGCACCTCCTTCCTGTATTTTTCGTCATAAGCACGCCGCATCACCGTGTGCATAAAGTAAGCTCCGGCTGCAAAGCCAGCGCCAAAGAGCAAAATATCATGCATTGCGTTCTTCATCGGGTTCTCCTTTTACGGTCATCAGGGTGAATGCCAGCCCGCCAAAGAAAAGGGAGACGCTCATCAGAACGCCTCCCACAACATGGCGCTTGCGCTGGGTGTCGGTCAGATAGTCCAGAAACAGGAACACGTTTTCTAAACTGTCCATAGCAAAATATCCTTTCACTCAGCAAGAACAGCCAGACCGGAAGCAAAGCACACCCCGGCCATGACTGCGAATACATAAGAGAGTCTCTTTGCGATCCTTGCCATAACTATCCCTCCAAAATATCAGTCTCAGATCTTGTCGATGATGGGTCCGTCGCAGTTGAAGTGGAGTATCACAGAACGCTCGTCGCCGTTGATAAAGTCATTCAGAGCTTCATTGCCCGGAACATAGCAGTGCGTGCCGAGGCTAACACAGTTCTGTTTCGTCTCGTCCTTCGGGTCATAGATCCAGCCTGCGACCTGACCGACCGCCGTCCGGTGGCAGCCCTTGCCGTAGGGGTCCAGCATGTCGATGACTTCGTTCAGAAACAGATGCCCGTTCGTTCTGAGTTTGCGGTTCGCCGCGCTCTCTACATTCCGGATGGTCATGGCGTTCAGCATGGAGTCCTTCTCCCAGAGGCTGCAGCTCTCGTCAAAAATCATGGAGTACGGGTCATTGGCTTCCCGCGCAACATCTGCGTACTCCCGGATGACCTCCTCGGTGCCGTCCTCGTTCTTAGCCGTAGACTCCACTTCCACAGCCTTGATGTTGTGCTCCAGCTCGTGCTGCACACGGTCGCCGAAGCGCTCCGTAACACGGCCTTTGTACTCGTTGAAGGCCTTGTCGATGGCGATGTAGGCCGCAGTCAGGCTTGCATTGCGCCTAGACATGATATGATGGCTGCCGAACATGCAGGCCAGCGAGAGGCTGCCCCGCGTCACCGCAGGGGCATAGATCTTTGCCAGCCATACGGCGGTGTGGACATAAGTGGCGGTAATATCTTTTTTCATATCATCTGCCGTGTAGGTCTCGCCATCTTTCAGCTGCATTTCGCCGCTGTCCACCTGTGCTTTGGTGGCGTGAATGGTCTCGACCTGAGCGTTGTGCTCTGCGATGATCTCTTCCGCCTTGAGCGTTGCCTTGCAGGCCAGAACAGCCGCCGTCACGCCGCCGATGGCCGCACCCACGATCATAATGGTGGGGCCGGCTTTCTTGAGCTTGAACTTGCCCTTTGCCAGCATCTGGGTAGCCTTGAGCATCATTTCTTCTTTTTTCATAAAATATCAGTCCTTTCTGTTAAGTAAGAGGCACCGGTTTCGGGAACTCGATGCTGTACCCGCCGGGGATGTTCTTGATGTATGCACTGGTCAAGTCCTTCCAGCCATACTTGTTATCGGTAAAATTGCAGGTCATGCCCGCAAGGTCGTAGAGGTCGCCAATGGACACCTGTCCGTATTCCCGGATGGCCTCCCACATCTGGTCGAGGATTTCTTCCATGTCCGCCCGGGAGTCTGAAATCAGGTTCTGCCAGTTCGGGATGACCCGCTGGTTCGCCGGCTGACTCCGGTTGGGGTTGGCGTAATAGCGGTCATAGCTGTTGCTGGAGCCGCGCACATAGTTCGAACTCTGCGAGCGGGATTTGTCCTCGCCAAATATCATAAGGCTCAGTGCCGAGCTGAAAATACTCCAGATGCCGTTCTTGAGCATCGGGATGGCATAGTCGTTGATGATGCGCTCCTTCACGGTGGCAAGGTCTTCTGCGAGAAACGCGCTTGCCACCTTCTGAATATCAGTCTGCTGGCGTACCGTGACTTTGCCGGTCGTCACCTTCTCCAGCTTTTTCTTCGGCTGCTGACCGGGGGTTTGGTTCAGGCTGCTCGTGGGCATATCGATTTTTGCCATGTTGTCGTCCTTTCAAAATAAAAAAGTAAGAGCTGCAGATTTCTCTACAGCTCTCGCTTTATCTGACATTAGTTCTCCTCTTCACAAGTTTCCTCGTCAGAAGTCACATCCGTCGACTCCACGTCGATGACCTCGTCCTTCTTCGCCTTCTTGCTGGCCATCTTCTCCTTGATGTGCTTGAAACCCTTCTTTGCAGCAGGGATGCCATACTTCACACCAGCGCCGATGAGCAGAACAGCACCAACACCGATCTTGACGATCTTGCCAAGATCGAGGTTTGCATTGCTCTCACAGCCGCAGTCCGAAGTATAGCCCTCCGCCTCAGCAGGGACCAAGTTCTCAACCGGAGTGTTCTCCATCATAGAAGTCTCGTTCTCCATAGTCACGTTGTTCATTTCGTCCATTTTTGTTACCTCTTTCTTATAAATAAGTTTATAATGTCGGAGTATTGCCTCCATAAGACAAGCTGATTTTTTCGCGCCGGGGTCTGAAAATATCAGTACCCCAGCCACTTCGGAGGCGTGTTGTAGTCCAGTACCAGACAAGGCATCCCCTCTTCGTCCACACGAGAACCGTAGAACGTATCCACCATCATGCAACTCTGGGTGTCCCAGCCCAGCAGGTCACCATTCTTGCAGTGCTCCATGCCGAGGTAGTCGTACAGGTCGTTCTCCGTAACGCTCAAATCGCTGAGAAGCTGCTTGTTCAGGCCGTTCAGCGCCTTCTCAATGGCGTTCCGCGTCGTCCAGAAGTATTTCCCGGACAGGCTCTCCCAGCATTTCACCTTCTTGTCATAGGACACATCATCCGGTGCGAGGTTCTTTGCAGTCGGGATCTCATCCGGCTCCGGGCATTTCGCCATCTTGTCCAGCGCGACAGCTTCCTTGATTTCCTTCGCCTTCTCCGGCCCGACCGTCTCCACGACCTTGTCCTGATAGCTCCGCAGTGCCGTCTCCGACATGGTGTAAGCCGCCGCCAGCGCAGCGTTTCTCCGGTCGTTGACGCTGCTCGCTGCGATGATGCATCCGGTCGAGACGCCCATAGAGATGGCTGTGGGAATGTACACCGGTGCTGCCGTCTTCACGATGGTCTTGGCGTCCAGCTTCTCGACCCCCAGCTCCTGCTTCTTTTCCTCCAGCAGGATCATGGCCTTGGGCGTTGCAGTAATTGCAAAGCCAACTGCAGTAAATGCACCCGCAATGCCTAAGCCCAGTAAGATCTTCGAGCTGTTCCGGCTGAGGGTCCTCTTCGCCGTTTTGGTCAGTGCTTTCCAGTTCATGTTCATGCCTCCAAAAATATCAATGGATTTATAAAAGAAAGAGCCGTAGATTTCTCTACAGCTCCCGCCTTTCAGATATGTCCGTGCTGCTTCAAATTCTCGAAGCGATTTTCTGTTTCACGCTGACTTTCCAGTTCTCCGGAGATGGTGTCGTAGATGTATTCGTACAGCCGGATCGGCATGGTCAGCACATACCGCATCGTGCCGTCCAGCACGTGCAGCAGTCTCCTGCCGAAGTCCTTCCATAACTTCATCATAGCATCATCCACCTGAGCGTAATAGTTGCGATTATACATAATTCAAATCTCCTTTATCTGTTCAGTTTGGATCTTCTTCCATAAAGCAGACTGAATTTTTCGCGTCAGTTCGTGCTGTTCTTCTCTGCCAGCTGACGCTGTACTTCTTCCTGCACCATGCTGCGCAGTTCGTCCTCGCTCTTCTGGTCCTCGATCAGGTCATGCCCGAAGCCCAGCAGTGCGCTTCCTGCCAGCAGTGCGATGCTTGCCACTCTCCACCAGTTGATTTTATGCATGATAGGTATCCTCCGTATAATCAAGATAGTTTTCTACAGGGTCAAGCGCCGGTGCCAGATAGTAGCACTCCAACCCGTCGTCGGTCATCTGCTTGTCGTACTCAAAATCCATCCAGTAGGCGTCCCAGTCATAGATCAGCTGGTCAATGCACCACCCCATCTGGTCGCCTTCGGGTGTTATGGTCAGTTCGTCGGCGCAGAGATAATTGCACCACTCGTTTACCGAGATGCAGCCGTTCGTGGCCAGCTCCCGGTTAAAGTAATAAGACGCCTCAATGACCTTGGACATCGTGGCATGAAAATATCTTTTTGAGGCGGGCTCATAGAACAGCCGGATAACATCGCCGTCCTTGTCTCGCTGGACATCTTCAGCTTTCGTTTCTTTTGCTGCCTCCATCCGCAGTTTTTCCTCTTCTTCTGTGCCGATGCGCTCCGCCACCTGCCTGCGGTACTGCTGGTAGCTCTTGCCCAGCGCCACATAGGCCGCGCTCAGGCTTGCGATTTCTTTCCGGCTCAGCATGTTCGAGCCGATGATGCACCCGATCGTGCCTGCGCCCAATACCGCCGCCGGAATATAAAAATGCCAGCAGTCCTTGACCTTTTCTTTCATATCGTACTCAGGCACATCCTTGTTCAGCTCCACCAACTTTTCGGCTTTGATGGTCGCCTTGCCTGTTTCGATGGCCGTCAGCACTACGCCCACAGATGCACCGATAGCCAGCAGTGTCCCGCCATGCTTTCGCAGGAATCGTGCGCACGATTTCATCAGTTTCATTGTTCAACCTCCATTTTGAAAAATAAAAGAGCCTACGATTTCTCGTAAGCTCCGTTTCGGTTAGTTACTTTCTCTTCATTTCCTTCAAAAGTGCTTTCTTTGTCAAATCAAATACCATCTGGTTGCGCTTGCAATACGTTTTGTGAAACGTATCGTCCAGCTCATGCGCCGCCTGCATGTGGCCGTATTTTACCAAATTGTCCCATGCACACGCCATACTTAATGCGGCGAGTACGTCAATCACATAATAAACTACAATGCAACCCGTAATTGCTCCAACCAATTTCTTCATAGTTTCGTACCTCCAAAATATAATTCTGAGACTAACCATCTCATAAAGCACCATGAAAATTTCGCGTCACAGCACTCCGGCATTCTTCAAAATATCATTGAGCTGAGCCTTTGTCACATCAGCGTTCAGCTCCAGATGCAGATGCACTTTCTGCTCCTTGTCAAGCCAGTTCGCCTGAATGTCCTTCAGCTCCACTTCAACCCCCGGCATCTGCTTTTTCAGCGCCTTGTTGATGATCTGCGAGATGATGCGGCGCATAAAGCTCGAGCGGATAATCATAATGTCCTCCATAGTGTTCAACCTCCATTTTGAAAAAAAAAAGATAAGAGGGCGTGTATCTATCAGATATTATCTTCCAGATTGCTCTCTTGCATCTTCTTCAACATTTCCTTTTCAGCCTTGTAGTTCGTCCACTTCTCGTAAGCAACACATGCTCCGATGACTGCTGCATACAGCCCCAGAAAAGTGCCGCTCCACTTAAAGCTGTCGCCCCAAGTAATCGGTTTGTTCATAAAGTTCTTAATAGCTTTCATCATAGGTTTTTCTCCTTTCAATGTAAGCCCTCTTACCTCCATAAAGCAGGCTGATTTTTTCGCGCCGGACAAAAAAGAAAGAGCCTATGTTTCCATAAGCTCTTCCCGAGATAAAGCCGATGTTACGTCGTTTGCCGGTCTATCGTAAAAATATCAGTCTTTCGACGGCCGGAAAATCTGTACGAACAGCCACATCACGAGTGCAACAGCGCACCCGATCAGGAATGTCGTAATGATCTGCCCGACCGAAATCGTATAGTTCCAAATTTTATTAAAAATAGATTCGTTCATAATACGTTCTCCTTTATTTCGGGCTTTATCCCATAATACAAGGAGATTTTTTCGCGTCTTGAGCAAAAGAAAAAGAGCCTGCGATCTCTCGTAAGCTCTCCTCGAAAATATCAATGATTTATGCAGTTTTCTTTACTATGACACTGTTTTCGTATAGCTCATGAGGGGCTATATCCTGGCCTTCAGGCCATTCGATGCCTATACCTCCTGGCAGCATCTGAACTGTTCTGAAATAGTTTTCATCCTTCAGCTGCCCATACCATGAGCCGGTTGCGTACGGTGTCACATCGAACAGCTTCACTTCTCCAGTCTCATAATAGAGGCGAAGCTTCAGTGAATCAATGGGCTCAACTTTAATAAGCTTCGGCTGCAACATAAAAGTCACTCCTTACTTCAGAGGATCAATGCGGAAGAACTGTTCGCCGTTGGACAAGAGCTTCCAGTTTGCCGCCAAATCATCCTTGTGGATCTCCATCCATGCATCCAGAAGCTTCATCTGGCTCTTAGGAAATTTTCCTTCCAGAATCGTTCCGTCCAGAGCAACTACGATTTCCTGTCCGGAATATTCTGCGTGAATGTGAGGCGTATTATGCTTCCCGCCTATTTCGCGGTACATCCGAACAATAATGCCGTAAAACATACATAATACAGGCATTTTTAAGCACCTCCAGTCAATTCTTCTATTTATATTATATCAAAGTCCAGTGAAAAAATAAAGGCCCTCAAATCGGTACATGGTCAAAGCTGGTCTCCCACCGCTCTTTCTTGAGCGGTTTCATCCGCAGCGCCCACATGAGCTGTCGGACAGTGACCGTCGGAAAGTACCCGTGCGAGTCCTTCTTCTTTGCGTGAGCATCAAAATACTCCTTGAATCCGATGCGCAGATAAATTTTGTCGGTCAGCCACGGGTCGATAGGCCCCCAGTAGGTCGCTTTGGTTTCCTCGTTGTAGCGCTGTTGGATGACGCATAGTCCCTTGTCCCGTTCCATGTAAAGGGTCGAAACACGGTAGACCGGATGGTCGCAGCGGTATACCTTGCCGTAGTAGTTCGTCCAGTTGTCGGGCGGTTCTTCATGGTATCTCATAAAAATAAAAGAGAGCCCGAAGCTTTCGCTCAGACTCTCCAGTCCTCCTTACTTTCTAAATATATTCTGCATCAAAGTTCTGGAACCCTCCTTGAATGTCGGAGACAGCGGAATGTGTCCTTCTTCCTCGTTGAACCATCCGTTCACCTGGTTCCATACGAATAAGCCGCCCATGATGAGCGTTCCGGCAATGCCGCCCACGGTCTTCAGAATTTCGATCCTGCGGTCAGAGTCAGCCTTCTGCACGTCGGCTTCCGCCTGATGCCACTTCAGCTGCAGTTCGTCTTCCTTCGCAGTTTTGCTGTTCTCTTCCGCAGTCTCGTTCATCTGCATCTCGTGGAGCTTTGCCAGGCTGTTCACCGCAGCGGCATACTCCTCAGAACCGGGCTTCATCGTTTTCAGCGATTCCATCCCACTTTCCAAAGTCTCGTTCAATAATGTTTTGTTTTCCATTTTGATCTTCTCCTTTATCAGTAAATTCGGAGTTTCCTCCGTTAAACGGACTGTTTTTCTCGCGTCTCCAGCGGTTTCACTTTCAGCACCACATATTCGGAGCTTTCCAGATATTCTACGGATGTCGTCAGGTCGAGAAAAATATAAGGCTGTTCGTTCTCGTCTCCGGGGGCGATCATCAAGTTCCCGACCGAGTTCCTGCCATGTATGCACTTCCACCCGACCGAAACACCGAACAGAAAGCCCAGCACGATAAATATCAATGCAAGCAGGTAAACCAGATACACCATTTTGATTTTCTCCTTTGTAATATTCTGCACCGCCTTTTGGGCGAATGCGTGATGAAAAAAAAAATAAAGAGCTGCAGATTTCTCCACAGCCCTTGTCGGCTCAGATGTCGTTGCGAATCAGAAATAATTCTCCTCTGTTGCAAGCAGCTCGTACCAGACCACTGGCCCGGATCAGGTTTATCGCGTTCGTGTAAGATGCCTGTGCTGTCGAGGCATTCGCATACTCGCCTGTACCAATGTACATAACTTTCTGGTTGCTCTCGATAAACACACGTATCTTATCCATCGCGTTCACATAACCGCGGTCGTAAGTAGCCTTTACTCTCTTGTAATGTTTCATCGTAAAAATCTCCTTTCGTTCTTCGGAAGACATCTTCTTCCATAAAAGAAGCGGAGTTTTTCGCGTCTAACTTAGAATAGAAAAAAGAAAGAGTCCGAGTTTCCTCAGACTCCGTCTCCGGTCGAATGTTTTATCGTACGCCCATGTAGTAATCAGTAATGAGCTCGAGTTCGTTGCGTTCCACCTCAGGGTAAGAGACGTTCATCGTCTCGTTAAAGCCCTTCTCGATAGAATTCATCATTTCCTCGAAACCCTTAATAATATACTTAAACATAGCAGTTACCTCCTATTATTAACATTTTCTTCCATAAAGGAGGCTGATTTTTTCGCGCCTGCGCAAAAAGATAAGAGAGCGAAATATCTTTTCCGTTACTTCGTTCTCTTAGATTTGTTACTTTTTATCAAACACTTTTGGCCCATAATATATAGCCATACCAACAGCTAATATAACCTCGACCCAATAGTAATTCGTCATCAGCATATTCATCATATCAGTCATAATCGTTCCTCCAATTATAGCTCTCTTATCTTCCATAAAGGACACTGAATTTTTCGCGCCTGCGCAAAAAGAAAAGAATGGGATTTGGACCCATGACCTCCGCAGTTAAGCGGCGCTCTCCCATGCTGAGCTGTCTTCTCCATAATATGCCATGAATTTTTCGCGTCTGCGTAAAAAGAAAGAGCCGCTGATTTCTCAGCAGCTCTCACTCTTTAGTGTCTTCTCTTTGTTCTCTGTCTCACCTCTTCCGTTTTTGCGCCAATGAGGCCGATCGCCTTCACCAGCAGTACAATGATCAGAATTGCAATAATCAGACTAAACATAAGTATCTACCACCTTTCATAAAGGCGGCTGAATTTTTCGCGTCATTGGCGTTCGATGCTCAAAAGCCAGAAGAACTTGCGGTAGAAGTCGTAGTACATCTGGGAGCCGCACGGACATCCCCTTGCACGAAGACTCTTGTAGGACAGTCCTTCCGTTACACCTTTCCGGATGTATGTTTGGAGCGCCGGTTCCATTTTGTAAATGCAGCGGTCAATGAGTTCAATGTGCTGCGAATAGTACGCTCTCAGCATTCCTTCTCGTGCAGTCGGGTCAGATGGTACGTTGCTCTTTACGATGCCACCCATATCGCCCTCCTGCGCTCGCCAGCCATTCAGCCTCGCCAGTGCCCGTTTCCAGTCGTTGTATTGGAAACAGAAGTTCTTGAGTTCCAGGTATCGATACTTCGGCAGACAGTAGGGATTCTTTCTGGAGAGTTCCGGTTTCTCGTGTTTCAT